GCCGTAGTTTTTGATTGATGGCCGTCATGGGGATGATATATAGCATTATTGAATGATATCTCATATTTCATTTTTGTACTTAATGAAGGCAAGAATGTTTTGCTCGTTTTGATTGTAGTGATATTGGATAATATAGAAGGATCAACATTATCAATCATAGTAGTGAATGGTGAATATCTAAAGATAGCTTCATGTTTTTCTAGATTATCGTCAGACCATGTTGTAATATCAGTTGTGATAAGAGCAGCTAAATCTTCTTTACTCTTAGTTGTTGTTGTATTATTAAACTTAAAATTTATTTTAGGAATAATCTTAATAGTTTCTGGATTCAAAATAACAGGTGTGACAGAAGCTACATTATATTCTTCTAATGATGTTACAATAGAATTTTTAGTAGATTCGGTTAATGTGTTACCAGCTTTGGGCCTAATACTAATATATACTTTACCATAAACTGCAGGATCTTCATATTCACCTCCCCATACAGAAATAGATTCTACATTTGGATATATTTTAGGAACAATCGCTGCATAATCTTTAGCCGTAACTGTTCTATTCTGTGCCGCATAACTGAATGGGGCATTGTATTTTATGGAATCAAGATTTTCAGCAACAGCACCACCAGCAGCTGCGGACATTGTTGTAGTTGTAATATCACCAAAACCAGATATTGAACCACCGGCAGTAAATGTTGTTGCACCATTAGCAGCAAGACCATTAGTGACGACATATTTCAAAATAACAATATTACCATCAACTAAAGCCTTACCAACAACATCATCTCCGAAATATACTTCCCATTCGTTATTAACTGTCTCTTGACAGAAATAAGCTTTAATAGTACTTGTAACATCCACAAGTGAATCTGCTTTAGTATATGTTTCGGTGGTAGTATCTCCTACACTATTTTGAACTTGCACTTTCAATGTAGACATATCTACATTATCATTCGGTATAATAAACCTTTGATCAGCATCATTCAAATCAACAGTAAATCTAGTTGTAACCCAAGTACCTTCATAAACAGGAATACCCGCCGTGGGCCCAAATACATAAAGCCCAGCATCTGGTTGAATTGTTCTACTTTCAGTATTTACAAATTGATAAGATACACTATTAATTGTTGTAGTAAAAGCATATCCTTCTGGCATTGTGATACTTGAAGAAGTAGCATTATTCACCTGAGCCTTTACATATGCTACAGGCGCTTTTACTGATGTTGGTGTATAGCCTAAAGATTTAGCATGAGAAGCAACTGAGTTTCTTTTCTGTGCTGTATCTAGGAACATTTCGTTAGCCAACATATTAGCTAAAAATGCATTATAGTGAGTATTGTAGGCAAGAGTGTCTAACAAAATATTCATACCTGAACCTTCAAAGTCATAATCAGTAAAATCTGACTGACCTTTCAAATATGTTTTTAAATTATTCTTGATGCCATCGAAATCAAGTTCCGTGATCTGCATCTTGCCTTTAGTGTTTATTCCTGCTGCCATTATCGTATTCTCTGTAGCATTACTTCAACTTCCTCAACATTTTGAGGAACATTGTTAATAATAAATTGAATTGTACAATCCAATCGGTTATTATCCAAACGTGCATTGGACATATCATTAAATGATACACTTATTACAGTTACCCTAGGTTCATAAAGTTTAATAATATTTTCTATTTTACTTCTTAAAGCCTCACGAACCGGAGGAGTAAAATTCTCAAATAACGCATCACGAATACCAGTACCAATCTCAGGGTGAAATGGTTTCTCACCCGGATTCAATAAAACAAGATTACGAACGGATCTTTTAATCGCTTGAATATCTGCAACTTTGGAAATATCTTTAGTTACCGGATTAGGCGTAAAGAAAAGATTTAAGTCCTTGTAAATAAAATTACTGCGCTCGCTATCATTAACAGCTTGAGCATCAGAAAACCCTGTATTGTATTGTGTAGTCATGTACTAATATTTATCTATTTGCCCTGACCTCTGTACTTTTTATAATCCCGTTTCTTATTTTTATTTTTGGGCCTAGAACGTACAGAGTTACCAATAGATGTTCTCTTTTTTACTGGCTCTAGTTTCATAGCTAGAGTTTTTATTTGTTTAGCCATTCTTGCGTTTCGCCTTCTTCTTGTCATTGCCATTGTGATGGTGATGATGGTGAACATCTCTTACTTTATCTTCTTTCTTCCAGAAGATTAATACTAAACCATAAATGACGAATAATGTTAAAACTAGTTTTACTGGAATAATCCAAACTAGTACACCGATGAGTACCATAAGGGCACCCAAACTTAATTCTCTTTCTTTCACTTTCTCAATCAAATCTTTTATCATTTTTTTCTCCTATTTTAAACATAAAATTTTATACATAAAATGCATGAACTGTTTGTGTTGCTGTTGGTGCTCCCCATCCCGCTGAGAAATCGAATTCTGCTATTCCAGGAATAACAGGATCATCAGTGAGCGTGTAGTCAGCATCTTTAACCAAACAATTATAAACTATTCCCGCTCCGCCAGGCTCTGTTATAATAACACCAATATGAGTAGCTTCTGACTGATTGAAAGTTAGCCACATATCTTGGATTCCATCTCCTGCAAAAGTTTCCACATTAAATAGACTTAACCATGTATTATATTGTATCTCGCACGGATCTTCTGGAATAAGAACGCAGGGTTCAATTTTTACCGCTTCTTCACTAGCAGCACAAAGAGCAGCAACAACTGTAAATCTTTTGGCATTTTCTACTCCCAAAGGCCTTACCGTTTTATTTTTTGCTTCATATCCATTCCACGGCGATTCTAAATCATGTGTTGAAACTCCAGTCATAATCATTTCACTTTGATCTTCAGTGTAAACTTTTTTATCGGACGTTGAAGGATACATTTTTGTTACATATGCGCTTAGTCCCTCTTGCAAGTTTTCAATAGTGTCGTGAAGGTTACGAATATTCTCACCACCAATACCAGCTTCTAGGTTATTAGCGTTTAAAGCTAATTGAGTGACACTTGTACCAGCCGCTGGCCTTGGATTTGGCAAATCAATTGAAAGTAATTCCATTGTTTCTGGAATCCAAGCAGTTTCACTTTTCTGACCAGCTTCAGTATCTATGGGAGTGGGAGGATCAAATTCTGGGATAGGGCCCTGGCCCGGGACACACATCGGCTGCATAAAAATTTGTGTGGCTACCATACATATCTGGCCGTTGCCTTCCATTTTACCGTCATCATAGCAACCAGCTTTTGCTTTAAACAGCATATCTCCACCCAAAGATTGGAGGTGCAGTTCCCCAAAAGAAATTAAATTTAAAAAGGACTCACTATAAAGGGATATTTCTCTTTCTGATTGTGCCTCTATTTTCCAACCAGCATTTAGATAGATATTACCATATTGAGTAACCCCAGGGTCCATCCTAATATCCCACGGAGCATTTAACTTAATATCTCCTTGACAGGAAGTAATATCGACAGTTTGGGTTACTTTATGAATTTCTTTTCCTGTAGCTGCATAAACATGAATGTCTCCATTCTGAACTCCCAGCCTATAATCTCCATACACATAGTCGTAAATATTTGCTTGATAAGCTTGTCGATATTGATTCTTCCAAGCAAAAAGTTCCAAATCTTCTCCAGCAGCAATGTGTATATCACCAGCATCTCCTTCTGCCAGTGTCTTTAAACCCATTGGTGCCTGATTCGATTGTACGAATACACCGTACTGTTTTGGTTTAGTATCATCACCGATAGCTTCTATTTCGACATGGCCCGCCTTCATACGAATCTTAGATCGCTCTTTCTTATTTCTAGAACCGGCACGATACTCATCAGTTTGTTCAGCAGTAACACCAGTACCGTGTAGGTTGATGTGACCATCTGCCTGCATATTGATATCACCGTCGGCCTTGAAGTTGATATTGCGTTTTGAATGTATATCTAAATCACCACCAGACCATAGTTGAAGTTTCCATGCTGCAGATATTTCAGCACGGTCGTTGTATCGTATCATTACCTCGTCGTCAAAGG